TAATAGGCCACCAATGATCCTCGTCTGGGGCATTCGTGTCGGCTATTACGCCATACCATGTGGGTCCACCGCTCTTCATAGAGGGATAACGACCCACACGCATGGTACACGCATCGACAATAGACTTGGGTAACTCTCTTGCCTCGTTGATCCAGATGCCAGTCAACTCCAAAGACAGGAGTTTCTTTACATCTTCAGGTCTATCAAGGGCTAGGAATATGACTTCAATGTCTACATCACCACGACGAAGGCGATGGGTATATGGCGGTGGATGCCATAGCATCTTGCCCCAGATTTCCTCTGGAAACCACTCGGCCCATGTCTTGATAGTGGTAGTGCGCAACTGGGGATAGGAGTTACGGATGACAGCCCACCTACTTCTGCGGATGCCGTCTTCTCCTTTGTTCTGTTGCAGGGCTCGGCGAAAGATTTCGACTGCACAACAGACTGATTTGCCAGAACCTACTGGCCCTCGGAGCCCACGAAAAAAGGAGTTATCCTTCATGAATGCCTTGAGGACTTCTCCGTCAGGCTTGTAATCAAACTTCAAGAGATGAATCCACCATCAACAGCGGCCTTAATCATCTTGCCAGCCACTTCTGCACCCATAGCGTCTATGAATTTATCGCATTCATAGTTGGTAAGTTTATCAGTAGGGTAGTATCTCAGGTGTGTTTTACGAACTATGTGGCGCAATTTCTCTCTATCGCCGTATGTCAGCATACTTGAGAATGAACCTTCATCAGACATAATATCCTCCATATATGTGTGAGATATATGGAGGATAGATCGTATTAAGTAAAGATGTTCACTTCATCTTTCCCTTGGGCTTCTTCATAGCCATCTTCATAGCCATTGCCTTCTTCATCATCGGTGCTTTCTTGCCAGACATCATAGGCTTGCCCATTGATTTAGCCATAGTGCGTTCTCCAATCTTTAAATTTAATACATGTATTTACCATTTCTTATTTTTACCATGGGTGGTTTCCCAAACCCCGCTGTTCTAGCATAAGCTAGATCAAGTTTCTTCCCTCTTTTAGATACGGCTGCTTGTTCTTCTTTTATCTTTTTTAGTGCGGAAGGAGAAGGAATAGAACTAGGTTTAGCCTTTTCCATTGCATCAATTTCTGATCTCATACTTTTATAAGTAGATCGTGTTGGCTTATAACCAACAGCAGTCTCTGCCCGTAATTTACGAGCTTCATTATTGTTTGCGCGAGGATCAGTTTGTGGCCCTCTTAAAGGAGTTTTTGCTCGAACTGCAACTCTTTCAGTAGGGTCTTTAGAAAGTCTTTTTGTTTTATCTGTAGATGTTTTATTTGTTTGTCTTTTTGCAGCACTTGGGTCACCCCTCATACCTTTTTCAGGCGTCTTTTTTTCCGAGGCAAACTCTACCTTGATGCTCTTCCCCTGAAACTGAAACGTCTTCTTGCCTTCTTTAGCAGCTTGACTAAACGCTGCATTGAACTCTTTTCGCGTGTTACTAATAGCCATGTTATATTCCTCAATGTTCTCTAAGCCTTTAGGCTTGTCGGGTTACTTTCTAAACTTAGCAGTCTTTTTCGCTATCTCTTTAGGCTGCTTTACAAACTGCTTACCTTGAGCCTTGCCTTCACGCTTGGCCTTGGTAGTTGCAGAATACTCAGAAGACGATAAAGCCTTGATCGCCTTCTCTGGTAAATAACGCTCACCAGTTTTTGAAGATGGTTTCCCAGATTTAGTACGCCACTTCTGGGCTCCCCAATCTTTCAAGGATTTCTGAGGGGCTTTCATTTGTACCCTCCACCTTTGTCTTTGTATTGTTTAGCAAGTAACTGGGCTTTACGAGCAGACCATTGCCCTGCCGCAGTCCCCTGAACAGAAGAACTCTTAATCTTGTTAAACAAAGTCTTACGCATCTCAGGCTTCGTGTAGTTGCCAGATTTGTTCACACTAGATTTAACAGGCTTCTTCACTTCTTCTTTACCTTCTTCTTAGCCGCCATCTTCATAGCCAACTTCTTACGAGCAGCGGCAGCATCCTTCATGCCCTTCTCGTCGTACGCATACTTCTTTCCACCAACACTAGGCATCATATTCTCCTTAACAATTCCACGCTCTGAGTGATTTATTAATACGGCTATTCGGGTCTTTCGCCGTCTTGGATGACGTTAGCTTCTTCTTCATTCCACTCATCCTAGCACAGAAAGAAGCTCTCCTACCCTTGTCCTTTTTATTCTTAGGATTAGGTGCAGGGGGTTTTAAATCCATTCCTTGCTTCTTGGCACTAGCTCTACCCGCAGCATTCAACCCACCCTTGGGGTCTTTGCCAGCCTTCCTCTGCCATAATGGTGTAGCCATGAAACAATCTCCTATCAAATTAGGTAAGAGGCAACCGAAGAAGAACTCCAATGGACTTATTGATTATACCAAACAGGCACTTTGGTACAATCACCAACGAGTCTACTGTACCAAAGTAGAACAATCTACAATCGTACCTTTTAAAGGGAGAAAATATTTTGGATTGGGTGCGTACTTTGAGGGGTTAAAATACTTGTGGGGGTCGTATCCAAGTCCGGCGTGTCGGGGTTTTCAACCCCCCCCGCCTACGAGCTAGCCTAGGTCAATCGTAACCCTAAACTCGCCGTCCAGCCTGTGATCTATCCGCTCAGGTGCCTTCATACCCGCACGATCCAACAAATCCCGTGAGGCTTCTAACTGTACATATTCACTCTTAGCACTCTCGCTCAATCTCACCACTGTATTCAATGCCTTTGGCAATGCTGCTCCTATCGCTAGGGCAGTCCTCCTGAATATCTCGTGTACTATCAATGGGTTCTTCAGTGCTCTGTTCGCTTCCACGTGCGCTGAGGATTCTGCGTAACCAGCATCTCTTGCGGCTGCTGATCCATTACCACCATTCGCTACATACGCATCTATGAACTGGTTCTGCTTTGTGGTTAGCTTACCCGATGGACTCTCTATATTCTGAGGAACATTAGACATCTTGTATCTCCATGAGTAAGATAGAGCACGGGGTTACGTTGGTGTCAATGTACCACAGATGGTGTACTCGTTGGTCCAGTCTAAGATCATCAGACATGGTAGACGTTCCGCATTCGCTTCACGTCCTTAAACGGATAGATAGCTACGGAGTATAATGTTCTGGTGAACATTATCCCGAAAGACCATAATGAACTCGTCTACAAACTTTTCGCTTAAACTAAAAAACTTATTCTCTCCATTTTCCCTGAATTTCTTCTTTGTCGTCTCAACATTGCACTTCAATATCTTCATCGTTGGAATACGACAAAGAAGAATTTCAGTGAACCACAAGTGGACATTACAAGAATAAGTTGTTTCAGTTTAATCAAAAAGGCGAAATGATAGCAAAGACCTGCAAGAAAGAGCAGGTCTTTCTGTCTTTTAGTTTTATATTTCGCTATTTGCTATTCGTAATGCAAAGGGCATTACGAATAGGCTCGTGTTTTTATTATTATCAACAAACCACTTCGGGTGATTTTTATAATGCCAAGAAAGACTTCTATGAGTGATAGCTATGAATTATAAAAATTGCGTGGGCAATTTTTATAACCCATAACTCTCACAAAATCACTGTTAACCTTCCTACCATACTGAATCCGGAAAGCCTGTCAAAAGCTGCGCATATTTTTAGGGTAAGGATAAAGAGTCCCTATGTTATCGGGATGGAGCCGCAAGGGCTCCCCCCTCAAGACGACTGTTCCGACTGCGGATTCTGGGGAATCCTTCCTCGGCTAAACGGCCTCGGCTTGGTCGCTTATCGGCATCGCGGGGCGATGCCTCAAGTGCGACGCAAGGATCGGGTCGTCTCTCCCTAAAAAATGCTTGTGACTTCGTCATTGCTTCGCAACTTTTGACATCCGGATTAAGTATGGCAGGAGCGTTCTTGTTGATAATAATGTCAACATCTCAACGATTGGATAGATCATGTCTAGATTCTACGTAATGTGCGCACTTACAGAGACTGAACTAGGTAGCTTTGATACACTCGAACTGGCAACGAGCTTTGTATCACAACTCGACTTCAGTAAATTCAAACCGGAGACTGACATCTACATCCACGACACTGACGTCTACGGCATTCAGTACATACTTTGCTCTGCTGGAGACGACATCGTTTTTGTTGAGCGCTACGAGCCAGAGTCTGAGTCGTACATATACTGCCACGCTTCAGACAACGACGAAACAATCTGGTTCTAACTAACTAGCCTACAGAGGGACCGAACATCCCTCTCACTTAACTTTCATCTTTCAACTTACATCAAAGGAACTGAGTATCATGACTAAGACATCAGCAACATCAAAGAAGACTGTATCTCATATC